CAGCCGTAGTGTTAGCTCCTAAAGCACTATAACCAATTGCTACACCATAAGTACCTGTCGTGTTTGCGTCTAAGGCTACAGAACCCACTGCGACATTTTGTGCGCCTGTGGTGTTTGCAATTAAAGACTGATAACCCACTGCTGTGTTAGAATTTCCCGTAGCTAACAGTAAAGTCCTCCACCCAACACCTACGTTTGAAGTACCTGTTATATTGGTAAAGCCACTTTCTGAACCAATAAACGTGTTATTATCTGCTGTAGTCGTATTTGCACCTGCCGCAAACCCCAATAAAGTATTTTTATCACCTGTTGTTAAATCAGTACCTGCATCATCACCTACAACAGTATTATAGTTACCACCACTTGCAATGCTGTTACCTGCGTTGACACCTGCTCTGAAGTTACTTGTCCCTGCTGAAGCCGTGATGATGTCTGCACCGTCTGCAAAGGTTACGTCTGCTGCAAAGTTAACAGCCCCGTCTACGTCTAAAATGTCTAGGTTACTCGTTCCGTCTACGTCAATGTCTCCAGAGATGTCAAGAGAAGCTCCCGTTAAGACACCATCTTTAAGCAAAACGCTGTCAATCGTCACACCACCAGCGGCTGTAATTTCGCTAATCGTATCTACATTTAGATTGCCTGTTGCAGTAATTGCTCCAGTGACACCTAATGTACCTGCGATAGTTGTATTACCTGTTGCTGCGGTGACATTAAACTTATTAGTGTTTACATCAAAGTTACCATCGACACCAAATGCGCCAGTAACGTCTATTCCCCCAGCTAGGGTAATATCCCCACCAACTGTAGCATCACCTGATAAGAAGATATTACGTGGGCGTGTAGCGCCCGATGCGCCTATATCGTAAGTATTATCGGTAAAAATAAGATTTGACGTGATTGTGCTGTTAACAGTCAACGTGTCAGCCGCAGCATTACCAATCGTGGTATTACCAGAAATAGTCAAATCAGTCGCTGAAATAGAACCCGTTAATGTTGGTGACGAGATCGTAGGGCCTGTAAGGGTCTTGTTAGTAAACGTCTCTGTACCCGCAAGCGTAGCTAGTGTGCCTGTTGTAGGTAAAGTGACGTTAGTTGCACCTGTAGTTGTTAACGTGAGTGCATTCGCTCCAGCCGTTGTAAACGCCGCTGCGGTAGTCAAAGCTCCTGCAAGGGAAACTGTGTACCCACCAACTGATAGCGATGCTACGTTTGTAACGCCTTCTAAGACGTTAGTACCATCACAAAAAAGAAGCATTGTTTTGCCATTAGGAACAGCTATTCCCGAACCACCAGATGTTTTAAGCGTAGCGGCTTGCCCTGAAGCATTCTTAGCAATATAAATTTTAGCGACTGTAGGGCATACGACAGTCGCCGCCCCAGTCAAATTTGTACCCGTATCCGTGAACTCTAGCATCGCACAACGCGATTCAGAGGTTGTGCCATCAGCGGTAGTTAACACATGGGAATTACTTGACCACGTGTTAATGACTGCACGCCCGACAATGGCCTGCTCAATCATAGAAGTGATATTGTCGTTTACAACATCCCCCCATGTACCACTGAGTTCCCCTTGGACAGGAAGGGCTAGTTTAAGTGTCGAAGTGTACTGTGTTGTCATCTTTTAATCCTCACGCGGCTATATCTTGCCAATTAGGAGTCTGTCCTGTTGAAACATTACCCCAAGTTGGTGCTTGTGTGCCAGCAATATTTTGCCAATTGGGGTTTTGATTGTCATTTATGTCTCCCCAAGTTGGTGCTTGTGTGCCAGCAATATTTTGCCAATTGGGGTTTTGATTGTCATTTATGTCTCCCCAAACAGGTACTGTACCTACCGCGCCTGCTGCATTTACACCTGTTACAGCTACATCTGAGTTAGCTGCAACTATTACACTACCAAGTTGTGTTTGTCCGTAGACTCCTGTTACATTTCCTACAATACCTAAACTTACAGAGACAGTTCCGATAGAACCTGTGACCGCAAGCCCAGATGCTGCGACGTTTGCGTCTCCTGTCGTGGAGACTGTGCCTAAAGCACTTGTAGCGCTTACCCCGACGGGGTAGATATTTGCTTCGGCAACAACAGTTACTGAACCTAAACCGCCTGTAGCGGATAAACCTGCGGGGGAGACAATTGCTCTTGCGCTTACAGTTACACTGCCAAGTGCACTTGTTCCTACATTACCAGTTACTGCTACGTTAGCATCTGCGGAAACTGCTACTGTTCCTAGCCCTGTTGTTGCCTCTAGTCCAGAAGGTTGAACTACAGCCCCTGCACTAACAGTCACGCTACCTAACGCAGACGTGCTTAAAACACCTGTAACAGCTACATTAGCTGCCGCATCAACAACTACGGTGCCTAATGCTCCTGTGGCTACAACCCCTGTTGGGAAGATGTTTGCTTCCGCAACAACACTAACTGTACCTACTGCTGTTGTAGCTTCAAGCCCAGCGGGTTGAACCGTAGCGGCACCACTAACAGATACAGTACCAACCGCACCTGCCGCTGACGGCATCTGTACATCGGTACCCCACGCGGTACTGCCCCACCCACCAGCGGACCAACCTCCATAGGTTACAAGTACATCAGCCATCAGTCATCACGCTATTCGTATGATGGCGTTGGATGCGTCCGCAGTTGGGAATTGGATGGTAAAATTACCTGCTGTAGATGTCTTATCTGCACCAAAATCAAGAACCGCCACGGCGGGATCACCACCACCAGACTTATATATTAATGCTCCACGTGCCGTAATTGTTGCTGTAGACCATGTAGTATCGCTAAAATCTAGGAACGCAGTAGTACCAGACGTCGTTGGAGCAACAACGGTTAACGTGTTACCACCTGATGTATAACCCGCACCCGATACTTCATTTGTTGTACTAAACGCGGTAGTAGTTGCACCCAGTGTTGCCGATGAGGTAAACAGTGCGATCTTAAACGTCTGAGACGTGTCGGAACTAAAGTCCATTTCTCCATCAAGAAGTGCTTTCTTGAATGAAGTTACCATTGCTTGCGATATTGCCATTTTTTATCTCCTATTCTACTTTCATTCTAAACTGCCCAGAGCGATATGTATCTTCACGAAGTTTACCATCACCCAGAGTTTTCAGCAGTTTCAGCGATTGAACATATAAACGCTCATAAAATTGTACTAAATCAGGTTCGCCTTTCATAAAGCGAATAGCCTCAATTAGTGCTCCATTAAGCAGCGCTGAATCAAACTCATCACCTAACCATGTAGTACCCGCTGTAACAATCGACTCAGGGTAATACCCATAATGCAATTCCATTGTATAAGCGCTGTCAGGGGTAGGCCCTAAGAGAAACGAATCATCATCAAAATATGCGTAATGTTTCGGTAATCCTTGTGACGAAGCACTAGGATATGCTTCCCTAACAAAATTTACATCTTTATTGAGTAAGTAATGGTAGTCTCCAGCACTATCAACAACCGCTAGTGAATAGCTCCACAGGAAATCTGTAGGCGCACCAAGGTATTTGTTTCCTGAACTAAGTGTTCCTGTTACGTTTTTACGCAGGGCAGGAATTTGAACCATGTTATATATCTTTTGTTCAGCTTGTTCAGTAAACATAGCGAGTTCGTCATCAGTGAAAGAGTTTTCAGTGATGTTCTCAATATTTGTTTTTAACTCGCTATAGTTCATAGTTTACCCCATTGGCCCACGAGCCATAGTTCCCTTTGTAGCCGCGCCTACACCACGGATTTTTACCCCCGTAGTTTTAACATCCTTCATGCTTGATTTTGCCCCATAGGGTTTAACACCTTTATCCTTTATAACCTTGACTTTTTTCATTCCAAAAACATTCATTTTACTACTCCTACGTAATGTTTATGATAACTTGCCCTAAATAGCCAGTACCAACTAACGAATCAAGGGTAAGCCCATACGGATCATATCCTCCGCCTACTGGATTCCATCCCCATTGGATGTCTCTACTACTATATGGCCCAGCTTCTCCGATACTTGTATCTATTCTTGGGTCTCGTATAGCCTGCGGATCATCTACAGGATATTCACCTAATTTATTTTGTGGTTGATCTGGGTTCCAACACTCAGGACATGCTTTAATGTCCGTGTCACGCCCTTTAACCACAAGGTTACGCAACTCTTTAAGTTTGTATTGAAACCCACAAACATCACACAGGGCGATAGCTTTCTTAGCAGATGCAAACCTATCTCCCATACTATATTCTGCCTATTTTAGGCACAAAACGCGCAGAAGTTTTTTCACGGTCTTCTTGCGCAGCTAGGGCAAATTGTTCGTCATAAATCTGTTTTAGCATACCTACACGCTCTATAAGTTCTGGGTCTTTCATAGCAATATAATATGCTAACCCTGCAACCATACAGGGGAAGAACCTAAAATTCATATCTGCGG